GATGCCAAAGACGCTCAGCGTCAATACAACTTCATGAGGACAATGCAAACCGAAACGGTTGCATTGGCGCCGCGTTCTCCCTACGTGGCAGCCGAGGGCCAGATTGAAGGACTCGAGGCAATTTGGGGAACCGCCAACACGCGCAACCATGCGGTATTGCCTTATAAGTCCATCGCCATTCGCGACAACTTGGTACCAGCTCCCCGGCGCGAAACCGCCGAGCCCGCGATCGCGGCGATTAGCGTTACTGTCCGCGAAGCGGCCGAGGACCTGAAGAACGTTTTCGGCATTCATGATGCCAGTCTCGGAGCTCGCAGCAACGAAACAAGCGGCGTCGCGATCGCGCAGAGGCAGCGAGAAGGCGACAACGCGAATTACCACTACACGGATAATCTCGCGACCGCAGTCAATCACGAGGCGCGAATCCTCATTGATTTGATTCCGAAAGTCTACGACCGACCCGGGCGCATTGTCCGGATGTTGGGCGAAGACGACACCGAAAAGCGCGCGATGATCGCGGGCGAAGGCGTCGACCCGAACGTTATCCCGAGCGGAATCGAAGGCATTTACGATCTATCCGCCGGCCGTTACGACGTGGCGACCGCAGTAGGACCGAGTTACGCGACCAAACGGCAGGAAGGAAGCGCGGCCATGATCGAGCTCGCCAAGGTCGACCCGGGCCTCATGACCACGGCGCCCGACTTGGTCTATAAGTCTCTCGACGTTCCAGGCGCGCAGGAAATCGCCGAGCGGCGCAAGAAGGCGCTACCGCCGGGCTTAGCCGACGACGAAGAAGACCAGAAAGTACCGCCACGGGCACAGCAGCAGCTACAGCAATACGGCGTGATCGTCGAAGAGCTCACGGCACAAGTCGAGCTCATGAGCGACGAAATCAAAACGAACAAATACGCTTTGTTGTCGAAGGAAAAAATCGAACTCGCCAAGATCGAGCTCGAGCGCGAACGCATTGAAGTGGATCGCGAGCGCATTATCGCCGACATCGCGATCGCGGAAGCCAAGTTAGGCAGTACCGAGGCGCTCGCCGAATTGAAGGCCGAGCTCGACATCCGCAACGCCGAACTCGAGCGAATCCACCAAGCGCAATCGGCGGCAGACAATCGCGCGCATCAGTCGGCAGTCGACGAAGCCAATCGCGCTCACCAGTCAGGCGAAGCCGAACGCACACGGCAGGCGCAAGCCGAGCAGCAACAGGCAGCAGCCGCGGCAGCCGGGCAGCCAGGAGAACAGTAAAGTGACCTTTCAGAACGAATTGACCAGCGGCGGGAAGCCGGCGCGCAACGCCGTAGCCGTGACGCCGAGCGATAGCGTACCGCTCACGTTTATTTCGCAGTATTTGTATATCGGCGGCGCGGGTAACGTCCGCGTAACGCTCGCCGGCGGCGACAACGTGCTATTGACCGCGCTTGCAGTCGGCGTGTTGCATCGACTCGCCGTGACGCACGTTTATTCGACGAACACCACAGCAACGGCAATTGTCGCGCTTGGTTAAACAGATTTTTCAGTAGACATCACCCCCGGCAAGCTGGCGGATCCTTCCGCTATTTGGCTCGCCGGATCCCCAAACAATTCAGGAGTTTTCATGTCCGATGTAAACGGCGCTTTCAGCCAGTCTGCGACTGGTGGCGCGATACCAGAGGATTACGCCGAGTTTGAGCGTTACCGCCAAGGCGGATCGACGCAGCAAGAGACGGCGGAAGAAGAGAAACCCACCGAGGGCACCGACGGCGGCGACGCCGGCGAAGAGCCCGAAAGTGCCGACGAAAAGAAACCGGAATCGTCGGAAGATACACCGGAGAACGGCGAAGAAAAACCCAAGAAAAAGACGGGTTGGCAACGCAAGATCGAGAAACAGGAACGCGAAAACGAGGAACTTCGAAATCGACTCGCGGCAGTTGAGGGCAAGTTGGCGGATCCCGCTAAAGACTCCCCGACACAGGCCGACGAGACGCCGAAGAACTTCTCAGGCAAGCCCGAGCCAAAGGCCGAGGACTTCGACACGTATGAAAAATACACGAAGGCGCTCGCCCGATGGGAATTTGCCGAGATTCGCGCCGAGGAAGCTTTCAACGAAAACCAGCGCAGCGCGAAACAAGCGCGGGAAACCGCTGTAAAGAGCTTTCAAGATCGAGCGAAAGAAGCCGCGAAAAAGTACGACGACTTCGAGGAAGTCATCGAGAGCGATCTCGAGATCTCGAGCGCGGTTCATGCTTGCATGATCGAAAGCGAGCACGGGCCGGAAATCGCGTACCACTTAGCCAAAAACCCCGCAGAAGCGGAACGTCTCAACAAGCTTTCTCCGCTCGCAGCCGCGAGAGAAATCGGAAAGCTCGAGACGAAATTCGCGACGGCGGCGGCAGCTCCGAAACCGAAACCCTCAAGCCAAGCACCGGACCCGATCACACCGGTTTCGTCTCGAGCGGCGAGCCCTAAGAAATTGGGCGACGCGGATCTCGATTACGAAGCACACGAGCGGCTCGCTAACAAGCGATACAGCCGGCGCTAGGCCCCTTTCCCCGCGACCAGCGGGCAACACACAGGGAAAAGGACCCCTAAAAAAGTGGCTAACGATATCAAAGTTCTGACTTTCATCGCGAATGAAATGCTCAGACAGACCAAGAACAACCTGCAGTTTGTGAAGAACACCGCCGGCGATGATTTCGCGTCGATGTTCACCTCGACCCCGAAAAAGGGCTCGAGCTTCACTGTCCGCAAGTCGACCCGCTACGTCGGGCGCACCGGCGAGACATTCACGGCCGAAGATTACAAAGAGCGCGAAGTAGCGATGACCGTCGGAACCACCGTCGGCGTTGACCTCAACTTCACAAACCGCGAGCTGATGCTCAATCTCGACCACATCAGCGAGCGCGTTGTGAAGCCGGCGGCCGAGTCGCTTGCTTCCATTCTCGACACGACCTATTTGCTCGCCGCCGTTAACGCGACGTCGAATCAGATCGGCACCCCGGGCACCGTTCCGACGGCTCTGAAAACGTACAACCAGGCGCGCGCCAAAATGAGCTGGGAATCAGCCCCCAACAGCGGCGCAACCCTGCTAATCACCCCCGACATGCAAGTCGAAGCCGTCGACGCTGGAAAGGCGTTTTTCAATCCTTCCGGCGCAATCTCCGACCAGTACGAAACGGGCTTGATCGGCGCACACGCCGGCGCGAAAGTCTACGAAGTGCAGAACCTTCCCGTTCGCACCAACGGGCAGCGCGGCGGCACTCCGCTGACTGCAGGCGTCACGGCAGACGGCGCAACGCAGGTTGTTACCGACGGCTGGACAGCAGCAGCCGCGAACCGCGTGAAGAAGGGCGACACGTTCACACTCGCCGGCGTTTACGCCGTCAACCCGTGGACCCGTCAAACGACCAACGCGCTTCGTCAGTTCGTCGCTACCGCCGATGCGGCTTCCGATGGATCCGGTAACGCGACCATCCAGATCAGCCCGAGCATCATCGCTTCTGGACCGTTCCAGAACGTGACCAACGTTCCCGCCGACAACAGCGCCTTGACCTTTGACGGCGCAGGATCGGCCGCGTTCCCCGTGGGACTGCGCTTCCATCGTGACGCCTTCCTATTCGGCACGCTCGACCAGCCGAACCCGGGCGGCGCGGTTAGCTTCTGTAAGACGGTTTCCGACCCTCAGACGGGCTTGAAAATCCGTTATATCCGCGATTGGGACACGGCCAACAACAAGCAAATCGACCGGTTTGACGTTGTTCCCGCGTTCGGCGTGGCGTTCCAAGAGTTCGCCTGCAGAATCGCGAGCTAGTTTCTTTTCTCCCTCAACTACAGACACCGCGGGCGACGCTACCATCGCCCGCGGCTTTTTTTCGAACGACAGGACATCCAACGTGAAATTTTTCTCGACTCTCTTCTTACTGTTTGGCGCGATCGCGTTCGCGCAACCGGCGCTTATCGAGACGACGCTATCGGCCAACGTGGAAGCGGGCCAAGCGGAAATCTACCTCACCAGCGCGACGGGCGTAACCGCCGGAATGTACGGTTATGTCGATCGCGAACTATTCAGAATCGTCACCATTTCGGGCACAACGGCGCGCGTCCAACGTGGCACGGGCGGCAAACTCACTCCTCACACGGCAGGCGTGACCGTGTATCTAGGGGCGGGCAATGGCTTTGTGTCTACGGACCCCGCCGGGCGATGTGAAACGCGCACAACGCCGAGCGTCCCGGTAATCAACATTCTCACGGCCGGGCAGTTCGCTTGCACCAGCAACACATGGGAGCAAACCAACGGCGCGAGCAGCGGCGGCGCGGATCTCGACGGGCTCACAGGCGTTATCAAGGCGACCAGCGGGACGCCGTCGGTAGTCACAGGCGACCCGACGGACTGCGTCAAGGTCGACGGCTCGAGCGATCCATGCGGCGGGACTGCTTCTGTCACCGGCAACGGCATAGTTAGCAACGTCGGCGGCGTTTTGACCGGGCGCATGATTGTAGGCGCGTCCGGTATCACGATCACGTTTCCAGACGGCGACGGCGGCAATCCCACGATTGCGCCGAATCTGACGGTACTCGCGGGACTGGCCGAGGACAACCCATGGTCAGGTATCCAGGATTTCGGCGGCGCGTCGCGTTTCCGGATCAAGACCGGCGCAGGCGCGCCGACAGCGGGCGATTGCGATGCCGTCGGCGAAGTCGGATCCATGTATGCGCGCACCAACGGCGAGGCGCTCAACTCCACGTTTTACGGATGCCAGAACACCTCAGCCGGCGTTTATGCGTGGGGCTTGATAGGCGCGAGCGCAAACTCAATTAACTACAAGTCAACCATCGCAGGCAGCACGGCGACGATCAATAACCCCTCTCAACACACGATCACAGTTCCACGCGCAAGCATCAGCGTAGGCGACCGTTTGATGTGTCGAGAGCTAAAGTATCGCCACAACGGCGGCGACGGGCTCGCAGACGCGACGATCTACGGATTCCACAGTATTAACGGAACGCAGCTTACGGCCGGCGCTTGGACCTTTGCGACAACAAACGTCTATCACGAGGCGATCACACAAATAGACATCATCTCGTTAACCAGCCAAGTCGGAGTCATTCAGTATTCACCGATAGCCCACTCGACCGCGGCGGCCGTCTCCGTCAACCGTGCGGGAAATGTCTTCTCGGTTGACTTGACGACGACAGATCTAATCTTCACATCCGGGCACCAGATGACCGGCGCGGACGATGACAGTTGGTCGAGCAATGTCACTTGCTCATTGTTGAAGGCGAACTAATCCATGATCCGATTGGCTCTCTTCTTTGTTGCGGCAGCGTTAAGCCTTCAGGCGGCGCCCGTGTGTTCGTCGGGCACTTGGAGCGGAACGACTTGCACCGGCGGCTCGCGCCCGATCACGTACACATTCAGCGGCGGCACAGCGACGAATGCGGAAATTCAAGCGGTAATCACGGACTCGCAATTAGGCGACTTTATCCATACACCGCCGACACAAATCACAATCACCTCGACGCTGCTATTCAAAAAGAAGAGCGGCTCAGGCGTGCTCACGTTTCGCACATCAGAGTACGCAAAACTACCGCCGAACGATACGCGCGTAACACCCGCATACCTACCCCTCATGACTAGGTTCATGCGAACGACCAGCCTACCTATCATGGCGTTTCAGGGCGGTTGGCAGGTTGCCGAAGACATAAAAATCGAGGGCATCCAGTTTAAGACAGACCCGACCGCTTCGAAGGTATCGGTATTTGGCGCGCCACTGGTAAACATTGGACCAGCGTCGGGCGGCAACGCGAGCGCATTCGCTGGATGCACGAATAAGATCGCGCCGGACACGACTTACACCGACACATTTCTTACTAGCGCGGCATTGATCGGCGCAACCTCGCTTGCAGTAACCGCGGGAACCACGACGGGAGCGTCGCCGGGCGACATCCTGTATGTTTCCTCCAGCACTGGCACGGCTCGAGTAGAGTGTGTCGAGATCGACAACATCAGCGGCGACACAATCAATCTCGTAGACGCATTGACCGTCGACCACAACAGCGCCGACTACGTCCGAGTGATCGCCGGGAAGCCCGAACACCTACCGGACGATATCGAAATTAGGCACTGCATTTTCGATAACGAGTCAGGACAGATCCGGAATCGCCGTTACATTCAGATGGGCGCGCGGCGGGCAGTAATCGCCGATAACATCATGGATCGGCCGATGGATTACGGCCTATCTGATTTTCAGCAGTTACACTCGTCCTCTGGCTACGGTCCTCACATCGTCACGAACAATTGGTTATGTGGGGCGGGCGAACAAATCATGTATGGCGGTTCCTATCCCCCGTGGGACACCGAATTGCAATCTTTGGACGCTCAATACAATTACTTCTGCTATATCGAAGAACGCGACCGCCTAGGGTTGTGGCCGGGACCTGGCGCCACCGTCCACAAGGGGAAGTTCGTCTATAACGCGACCTACGATTGGTTTGTTGCTACGAACAGCGGAATCACGACGGATACGTTACCGGGCGATTCTTTCTGGAATGTAGCCGTCGAAGGAACGACAGCGGCGGAAACGGGCTCTTGTGCTACGGCTGGACCGGGTGGTTCAAATGCATGTATCACTTGGCGTCGAACCGGCGCTAGTAGTAGACCGGCGACGAAAAATTTATTCGAAATTAAATCCGGACGCAATCAACACTTAAACCGCAATGTGTTTGACGGATGGTGGGAGGCTCTCGCCTATAACACGAACCAACAGTACGCGCTTCAAATAAAAGCGGTTTCCCTCAATGTGACCTCGTCGGTTGCTTGTGATTCGTCGACCATACCCTACCCCGCGTGCTACGAGGGCAAGAGCGACGGTTTTCAACTGACCAACTCCGTATTGCGCTTTCAGACAGGCGGCGCGATCGCGTTAACGAGCTATACGGCAGGCTCAGGAACGCATTGGGGAAACATACTCATCGACAACGTGCTTATCACGAGAACAGCGCCGACGCTGAGGCTTATGGCGTTCGGTGCAATGCTTAACGAGGTACAAGATTCCCCAGGCCTTCATTGGGAGCCGAACTCATTCACAATCCGTAACATTACCGCTGTCAATACCACGGCAGCAGCGACCACCCTTTCGTGGAGTGAGCACTTTCCGAACAGTGCGACACCGGGACCGAATTACATTTTCGGGAACATCTTTCCTCGCGGAACGGCGGGCATGTCCAGTAGTTTCGGAGAAGGAAGCAGCGGCTCAAATATCCCGACTACATACGGCACGCTTGACCGCACTATCGGCCTAGCCCCGTACACCGACACGTTTTTCAAAAACGCGATTATCGGCGGCGGTACCGTGTCGTATCCGTCCGGATCCATGCTTGGGAATTGCACGGGCACGAGCGCGTGTGTCGAGTTTTCGGGCGGCGCGCCGGCGGCGTGGACCTACAACCACCCGACCTACGGCGTTTTATTCCGCGACTTCGCAAACCGCGACTACCGCGTCAGGCCGTCGCACACTTGGGCGAAAAACTCGTTACCCGATGGCCGAAGCGTCGGCGCGAACTTGGCTCTACTCCCGTTGATAAACGACTTGGCGGTACAGCCTACCGACCGTATGGCGCTCGTGACGTGGACTCTCACCGAAGCCAATCGAGACATGGGTTGCATCATCGACGTGAACGCGCAAGAAGACTTTTTAGGCGCGTATGTCGGCGATCAGTCGGACATCGCGACCTATTACGGATCTGACCAAGCAAGCCACGACAGCTATATCAAGCGTGGACTTGACCGGATGGTTATCGTCGGGAAAAACATAAACCTTTCGCCGTCGACCACCTACTATTACCGCTTGCATTGTGGCGGCGATACGCGGCGCGGCTCATTCACAACGAAGGCGGCCGTCAGCGGAACGAAAGCGATCAAGATCGGCGACGCGAGCGCCTCGAGCATGACCTACGGCACGTATTCACGGACCACAGGCGCGCTCACGAGCGGCGGGTCCGGTTCATGCGGTAGCGGCATTTGTACGGCGACTCTACCCCGCGGCGTTGTGACGTTCACCAAGATCAACTCAGGACGCGTTCAGCCGACCGTCGTTCAGTAGTTTTCCCCAAAAATACCAGGAGTTTTTATGCATTTCCCCTCATGGCGGTATCACGCCACAGAGAAGCCCATTGTCGTCAATGACCCCATCGAAGATGAGGCGCTTGGCTTGGAGTGGGCCGACACGCCGGCGGCGTTTGACGCCGTCGCTCTCGAGCCCGTCGAAGACGGCGAAGACCTCGAAGACGACGAAAACGAAGGCGAGCCCGAACCGCAGCAGAGCGAAGGCGAGCAGCCGAAGCCAGTTGACGAGAAGAAGGCCAAGAAGGCAGCGGCCGACAAAGCCCGGCGCGAAGCGAAGAAGGCAGCAGCCGCGGAGTAATCGAGTGCTACTCGACCCCTACGGCCGCGAGCTCGTGCGGCGTAAGCAATACGGGCTCGTGACCGGACCGCTCGAGTACGTTCTCGCGGATCCACCGGCAGCCCGGCAGCTCGTCGACGCGATCGGCGACACCATCGCCGAAACCGTTTTCGGTTTCGACAGCAGCGACGACGAAGAACAAGACGACGAGGAATAAATGACAGGACAGCAATTAATCGACGCGGCGGGCCGTGCCATCGGCGAACTACGCACCGGGCGCAGTTTCAGCACGGCAGAATCGGCCGACCTACTCGTCGCGCTCAATCAGATGCTCGCGACATGGAGCGCGGCCGGATGGGCGATCCACCAGTCGACGCGCGAAGCGTTCAGCCTCACCGGGCCGGCAAGTTACACCCTTGGGCCGACGGGCACGTTCGCGACTCCGCGGCCGATCCGGATCACGGCGGCGCAAGTGCTCGCCTCGAGCAACATTCCTCTACCCGTTCGCATCGTGACCGCGGAAGAGTGGGCGGCTGAAGTCGAAGACGACACCGCAACCGGCAGTTATGCCGAGATTCTTTTCCCCGACTATGCGAACCCCGAAATGACAATCCGCCTGAATCCGGCGCCCACGGGCGGATCGCTCATTCTGCACTCGCGCAAGCCGTTAACGGCGATCGCGTCGCTTGCAACGACGATTACATTCCCCCCGGGCTACGAGCAGGCGCTTATCAGCAATTTCGCCGTGATGATCGCGCCCGAATTTGCGAAGCAGGCGAGCGAAACCGTGATCGCGACGGCAACCCTCAGCAAGAACGCCATCGCAGGCGCTAACGGAGTGGAGCTCTAACCATGACAGTTCAGGACCTTATAGACGGCGCGTTTCGCATGGCGGCCGTGATCGACGCCGGCGAAGGGCCGAGCAGCTCTGAAAGCGACGACGCGCTCGAAACCTGTAACGGCATGTTGGGCAATTGGAGCACGGCAGGCGTACCAGTCGTTAACCTCACCCGCGACGCGCACACGCTCAGCGGCGCAGCTTCTTACACGATCGGGACCGGCGCGACGATCAACGTTGCACGTCCGTTAAAGATTCGATCGGCGGCCGTGGTTGTTTCGAATGTTTCGCGCGATCTCAAAATTTGCACCGTCGAAGAATGGACCGCAATACGCGATCGCAGCCGGGCGGGGAAGTTCGCCAAGTGCTTGCTCTACGACGCGGCGTATCCCACTGGGACGATTTATCTATCGCCGACACCGGCGAGCGGCGGATCCCTCGAGCTTTGGAGCGTAAAGGCGATCACTGAATTTGCGTCGCTTGGCGCGACCGTCGATCTACCGCCGGGCTATGTACACGCGATCAAATGCGCGCTCGCGTTCTTGCTCGCCATCGAATACGGGCGACCGCTGACAGACGCTCTAAAGCTCGCCAATGACGAAGCAAAGAGCGCGATAGCCACACTTAACGCACAAGTACTCGGAGTGCCGACCCCGGCAGCAGCAGCGGCAGCAGCCCCAGCGCAGTAATTCCCAAAACAATGAAACCAAGATTTCTAAAAATTCTGTACGTGTGTCTTTTCGCCGGCATTCTTACCGGGCAAGTCGCCCAGTACCCCGGCGGCGTGGCGACCGAGTCGCACCTCAAGAAAGCAGCCAACAACCTGCAAACGACGCTCCGCGGCCGGATAGCCGCGGGCGACACCCTGATTACCGTCGCCGATGCCTCACGCATCACGGCCGACATGCTTCTGACGATCGATAGCGAAATCGTCAGTGTCAGCGCAGTGAACGGCAATGTGTTGACCGTCGTTCGTGGTTTCGATGGCACGACCGCGGCGGCGCACAACGGCGGGCGCACGGTTTCGGGCTTTATCGACGCGTGGCATTTTGAGGCGCTCAAGAAAGAAGTTCAGGCGATTCAGAGCGCATTAGGGCCGGGCTTGGCGAACGTCAACCAGAGCGGGCCATCGCTCAATGCGGCGACCTATGATTGGTCACGCACCCCGGGCGGCTCGCTTACCGTCGGCGTGAACTCCGTCACCCTCACAACTTGTCCCGTCGGCGTGAACGGCACGGATCAAGGCCATTGGCTCTATATCTCCGGCGGCGTCGGAGCGGCCGAGAAGGTGCTTATCACCGGCGGAACCTGCACCACGGGCGCAGCGTCCGGAACGATCTTTTTCTCAGCGGCGAATACACACTCGGGCGGTTGGTCGATTCAATCCGCGACCGCCGGCGCTCAGGAAGCCGTACAGCTCATCACGACGGCAGGCGGGCGCGGAAGCGTGCAGCTCAACGCGAGCGTTTTGGACTGGTACGCGCCGCTAACGATCAACACCGACAACATTCGTATCGTCGGCGCGGGATCCGGAACGCAGATCGTACAGAACACCATCAACACAGACATTATTCAAGTCGGCGACGGGACGACGAAGCATAACGCGATTTCGATCGAGAATCTTGCGCTACTCAATTCCGCGTCGCTAAGCGCGAGCTCGTCAGGCTATGCCATCAACTGCAGATACACCGGGCTCGTGAAGATTACCAACGTCCGCGTTTACGGCAATACCCGCGTTTGGCGCGGCGTGAACGTCGAAGACGTGATTTTCTTCGAGATTGCCAATAGCCGGATCGAGGACACCGTCAGTCGTGGGATGCATGTCGAGGGTACAGGCGCCGCGCCTAGAGGCAATACCGACATCAAGATTCTTTCCAATACGATTCTCGGAACCGGATCAGACGCGATCTTTATCGGCGATCACTCAGCAGCGCACTACATTTTTGATAACGAGATTTACGGGATGCAGGAATCGTATGCACTCCGCATCGATCCAGGCGACCCGGGCAACTTTAATTACTTCATCCGAGATAACGACTTTTCGACCAATGAAGCCGACGGCGGCGACGACGCGGGCGGCGTGTTTGTCGGCGAGTACGTAGTCGCCGACCTATCGAACAACACCATGAACGCAGCAACAAGCGACGTTCGACCCGGGATCCGGATCGAATCGGGCGGCGAGGCGCGCGTAGTGGGTTGGTCGCATACAGGAGTCGGACAGACCGCCATCGAGAACGCCGGCGCTCTCTTACTGACTTCGAGCACGCTAAACGGCTCAGGGACAGCACTGAAAGGCGTGGAAGTGCTCAGTACGGCGACGATGTCAAACATCAGCGCCAATCAATTCCTGCAGTATCCCAACGCGCCTATCAGTCTGCACGCGTCAGCGTTGAAAACATCGATCCACGGGAACACGTTCCGCAGTATTTCGGATTCCGGATCATGGACCGGGACGCCGGCCGACATGGTCGCATCCGGCAACTATGGACCCGAGACGGCAATCCCGGCCATCGCATCGGCGGCGACGATCACAATCGACAACTCGCCAACGATCAACATCACCGGAACGACAACCATCACCACCATTAACGGCGGGTGGAACGGCCGCCGGATTTGGCTCATTAAGGCGAACTCGGACCCCGTCACCATCGGCGGCGGCGGCAATATCCCGGCAGCGCGCGTGCTTGCATCGTATGGCGTCGTGACGCTTGTCTACGCCAGCGGGAATTGGTACTAAATGGCCCAATTCAACACAAACCAGTGGAACGGCAGCGGCACAGCCGGCGCGACATCGGCCGAGCGGCTTGTGTATCGCGCTTTGCGCGACTTGCTCGTATTGCGGGCCGGGCAGACGGCGAGCCCCGAAGCGATGCAGGACGGGCTCGAGATGCTCAACGACTTGCTCGACAGTTGGAACACAGAGCGGCTCACGGTCTATCAGATCGCGCGAGACTTGTACGACTTGGTTGCAGACGTCGCCGAGTACCCCGTGCCACAGCGGCGCATCGAAGCGGCCGGGCTTGTGAAGGACGGAACCGAGCGCGAGCTCGACGTGCTGACGCCGGCGCAATGGGCGGCCGTATCGGACAAGAGCGCGGCGGGCACTCCGCGCGCGATCTATAGCGACAACGCGGCCGGCGAGTCGATCGTGTTCGTTCATCGCGTGCCGACGGAAGCGGCCGAGCTCGCTTTGTACACATGGCAGCCGCTACAGGCGTTTGACTCGCTCGAGACAAGTTACACGCTACCGCCGGGCTATGCGCTTGCTCTGCGTTTCAACCTTGCGGCCGTGCTCGCTCCGTCTTTCGGCGTGACGCACGCCAAGGCCAACCCATTATTGGGCGGGATTGAAGCGAACGCCGTGAAGTACAAGGCGGCGATTAAGAGCTTCAACATTCGGCCGATCTATCTGTCTTGTGACCCGGCGCTACTCGCGCCGCGGGCGTTCGACATCTACACAGGACGGTAACGGATGCCTCGATATCCAGGCTTCATAGGCGGCTCGTATTACGCGAGCAAGGTCGACACACAGCGCTCGATAAACCTGTATCCGGAAGCCGTCGAGAGCGGCAGTCGTCCGCCAGTACTCCGCGGAACGCCGGGTACCGACCTTTGGCACACGGCGCCCAAGTCGCCAATTCGCGCATTGTGGAGCGGCGACGACGGTACACGTTGCTTTGTTGTCGCAGGAGATACGCTCTACGAAGTCGACAGTTTCGGCACGTTCAGCAGCCGCGGCGCAGTCGGCAACGACAGCAACCCGGCAGAGATTTATGTAAACGGCACACAGCTACTCTGCATCAGCGCAGGCCAAGCCTACATCAGCAACGGCGGCGCAGTGAGCTCTGTAGGTATGCCGACGGCCACATCGGGCGGCTTTATCGACGGCTACTTTCTCGCCGCGCGTCCGGACTCGCGACAATTCGACATCAGCGAAATCAACGACGGTACGACGTGGGACGCGCTCGAGTACGCGATCAAGGAAGCCTATCCGGATCACATCAAACGCTTATTCGTCGATCACTCGGATGTGTGGTTATTCGGAACCGAATCGATTGAAGTGTGGCGCAACACCGGCAACGCTGATTTTCCGTTTCAGCGTGACCCGGGCGCGTTCATCATGAAGGGCTTGAAAGCCAAGTACTCAACCGTTCGGCTCGCCGGCGGCGTCGCGTTTTTGGGCGGCGATTCCCGCGGCTCAACCGTGGCTTATCACGCCGTAGGCTTCCAGCCGAAGCGCGTTTCAACCCATGCGATTGAGACGATGTGGAAAAGCTATAACGACACGACTAACGCCGTTTCGTTTGCCTATAGCGACAACGGTCATGATTTTTGGGTGATCCAGTTTCCGAATGAGGGAACGTGGGTCTACGACGCAACCACGCAAATCTGGCACGAGCGCAGTTTTTGGGACGGATCCGATCATGCGCGATGGAAGCCTCAGTATCACTGCGAAGCGTTCGGGAAACATCTTGTCGGCGACTACGGCAGCGGCAAGATTTTCGAAATGGGCGGCGAAATCATGGACGACGACGGAACCGTCATCAAGCGGTTACGGGCAGCTCCGGATGTTAACCAGGACGGCCGACCCATCTTCTACGATCAGTTTCAGCTTGATCTGTTGACCGGCGCGGGCACGTTATCGGCAACGCTCGAATATACCGACGACGGCGCGACATGGAAAACCCGCGACACCCTCAGCCCCGCTTATCTCGACTTTGGCGCCCGTGTGATCTGGCGGCGGCTTGGGCGATCGCGCAATAGGGCATGGCGCGTACAGATCGAGAGTAGCGGCCTAGTCGTCATCACAGACGCATTTATTAACAACAACAATTAATGCCGTATACCCCGGGCGAAGCGCAGAAAACCAGCATCGTTACAGTCCCGATCCGTACCCCGATGTACGAAGCCGACGGGCGGTTTTCACGCGTCTGGACACTGTTTTTACAGTCGCTCGCGACCCCGGCGCCATTGTCGAACACGCACGCCAAGCGCGTTGAGACGTACACCGACGCGGCCAGTAACGTTGTACCCGGCGCTTACGGCGCGGGGAAGTATCCCGTCGGTACGCAGTTCTATGAGAGCGATCGCGGCGTCTGGTATGTGGTTGTCGACGACGGCACGGGCGCGCACTATTGGAAGTTTGACCGCGGCGAAATGCGCGGAGATTTGGCCGATATTCCCACCGATTTAACAGCCGACGACGAAGGGTTTATTTACTTCGTGACCACGGGCACCGGCGGAACGATCGCGTACCATCACCGGGCGCGCTGGACTGGTACGGCGTGG